GGTCCTTTCTTTAAATGGTCAAGCGAAAAGACTTGGCTAACAGCAGCTAAAAAAGCTGGCTTTATAAAGACTGTTACAGAAACAGACGCAGAAGGTAAAGAGACAACTAAAGAAGTACTTGAAGCTTATACACACGACCATGCTATTGATGTAGTTGGTACGTTGTATGAAGGTGGTAAATGGGAACAACAGGAAGATGGAACTATTAAAGAAATAGAAGCTCCAACTAAATTAGATGGATGGCATGTTAACTACTTAGGTCCACTTCCAGATGGTTGGGACAAGAAAGAAGTTACACCTAAAACACCTCAAAGAATCTTTGCATAAATATGGGAGAGCAATTAGTTCTCCCTACACCCACCTTACCTAAAGCTGTTGATATACCTAGAGTCACTTTAGATATACCTAAAGCTGACATACCTTATTACAAACCATTGGTTATTCCTCCTAGTGATTTAGAACCACCAGCTGGAATAGAAGCTGAATCTACGGATGAAGCACCAACAGGTATAAGAGAAGTAAAGATACCCATAATAAATAGGAAAGTACCTTTACCAGAAAATGAAATATTAATTACTGCATCCACCACAGCAGTAGTTTCTGTAGCAGCCACCCTTACAGCTACGGCAGCCTTTAAATGGGTTGTAACAGCAATGAAACCAATATTAAAAACGGCATGGAAAAAGTTAAGCCAGAAGAACAAAAAGGTTTCCTAAAAAAGCTCAAAGAAAATGTAGATGACCATGAAGAACAAATGCAAATACTTGGTGCAATGGTGCGCCTTGGTGTTGTTATTTGGAGTGGATTTATTATCACATTAAATTATGTTGAGCTGCCCATGGTCAGAAAACCCCTAGGTGCATCTTCTGATATCACGTTCGTAGCTTCGATTTTTACGGGCGCACTTGCAACTTTCGGGCTGTCCACGGGTAATTCTAAGAAAAACGGAAACGGTAATACAGAAACAAAACCAAAGACATGAAGAAATGGATTCTTCTCTTAGCACTGTTGTCACCCGCAGTAGCGAGAGCAAACACGATCACTCCTCAGTTCACACAAGGGAGTATGACGAGTACGACAACAACTACCCAAACAATTTCAGAAACAATAAATCAAGAAGTATTTGGAGCCGAGGTAAAAACTTGGTCAGGAACAAATATAACTGCATCAGGAGATATTGCAGATACTGCTACAACATTCAGTTTGACAACTCCCGGAGCAGACTTTCAGTTAGAGATAACAGAAAGAGCAGCAGGACTAATCGAAACAATCGACACAGTTCGCACTATAGACACAGATTCCACTACTACTTCTTACTCAGTATTCTCTCAATAACTCCAGCTTACGCTGATACAGATCCAGAAACCAATAATGTTAGTAATCCAGTAGCTGCTGCGACAGGAAATGTGACGAATCAGGCTGTGCAATTCCAGAATAATGGAGCACCTAGTCGTCAACAATATGGTCCAAACATTAGCTGCAACGGATCTACTATGACCTTCTCCCCTTTTTATATGGGCAACCATACCAAACCGTGGGAGATAGATGAAGAAATTGGAATGAATCCATCCAGCTACACGTTAGCTGAGAACTGGGGATTCCAAGTTAACTTTATGGTTCCTCTGGATAAGCGTGGCTTAGAGCAATGCAGACGAATGGCTGCAAGACAAGAGGAAAAAATGAAGCTCGACTATGAGCTTACAAGGGTGACTAAATGTGCATCCTTACAAAAAACAGGGTTTACCCTGCTACCCGGAACTCGTGTATATCACATGTGTTCTGATGTAGTACCAATCAAATCATTAGTAAAAAAAGAAAATGTTAGCAATCCTAAAACCACTCGTTTTAACTGGTTTAAAAAGCCCTAAATTTAAGGTTTTTGTAGTTTCACTACTTGAAAAGCTAGTAGAACAGACTGATAACGAACTAGACGACAGAGCATTACAGATCGTCAAAAAAGGTTTAGATATTCAATAATGGCTAAACAAGGTTTATACGCAAATATCAACAAACGTAAGAGAGCTGGTACTAGCAGACCTAAGTCAAAAAGTACTATCACCCCTAAAGCTTACGCAAATATGAAAGCTGGATTTCCTAAGAAAAAAGGCAAAAAGTGAAGGTACAAACATACCCAAACAAAATTACAAGCCCCTTACAGGCGATTCTGGAGGGGCATTTTTTATGAAAATCAATGAAAAAGGCAACTGAAGAGCAATTTAACGAACTCCACCAGTTAGTCACACAAGAATTTTTAGACAGAGTAAAAAGCGGAGAAGCTACTACTCAAGACTTAAAAGCAGCCTGTGATTGGCTGAAGTCAAACGACATAAGTGGTGTTGCATATGATGGCAACCCATTACAAAAGCTGGCGAATGTATTACCAGAAATAGATCCAGAGTTAGTACAGAGAAGACTTTATGCGAAGCAAAGGAGCTAAGTACGCAAACGGTAATTACAAAGCTCAACAAAAAGCGTACAACAAAACAAAAAAAGGATTACGAATACGTGTCAATGCAAATCGACTTAATAGGAAACTTGGTACTTACGGAAATGGCGATGGGAAAGACGCTGCTCACTATAAGGGGAGTACGACCAAAGGCAGACTCCAAAAACCATCAATTAACCGAAGAAGCAGACTCAAGATACGTAAATGACTCCATTACTACCTAGCCCAAAACATTACTCACAAAATTTAATAACCATGACAAGTTCAGAATCTAAACGGCTCTGGAGAAGAGCTATTAAAGAGCACTTCAATTGTCAATGTGTTTATTGCGGAAATACTTATGAAATTAACGAACTTACACTCGATCATGTCAAACCTCGTTGCAGAGGTGGAGAAGATCTTACAACGAATGTTGTTCCCGCCTGTCAGGAATGCAACCAAGGCAAAGGTAGTAGTCATTGGCTCGGATGGTGTCGAGAGACATTTGGATGCCGACCTATTAGAGAACAGATGATAAGCGACCACATCGCTGCATAACCAATACACCCAAGAATAATAACCGCCCCGTAAGGGGCTTTTTTAATGAAAAATTTTAAGCCAGTAGGTGAAGGGCGGGATGCTGCATACTATATAACGGCAGATCAAAAAAATGATTTTTTTACTTTTATTAGAAAAAAACTAGCTGAAAACAATAACTCCAAAAAAGGAATAGTTACAAAGACTTTTCTTGATGGAGAAGAGCAGATGATAAGAAATAAAGGCACTACTGAAAAGCCAGTTTTTAATTTTACAAATAAAGGTAAAACTGATGCAAGTATGCAAGTCAGAGAAGATGCTATTGAGTACGCTACGCCAGAAAGTAAAAAAGCAGCTGCAAAATGGAAAAAAGAAAATATTACTGATTGGAATAGAGGTAGAAAAAATAAAAAAGGTTTATGGATTCAAAAACCTACTAATCCTACAGGTAAACCTTTAAAAGACACAGATCCGTTATTTAGAAGATGGGAACATAAAGTAAAAGTAAAAGACCCATTTTGGAAATCTCAAGGATTAGATTTGCCTTATAAAAGTGGGGATATTGAAAATCTTACTTGGACAAATCCAGCTCAATGGAAACTAAAAGATGCTGGAGAAATGACATATGGCTCTAAATATATATTTGATATTGACCAATACACAGGAGATGTAGAATACACACCTCGTAAAGGTTTTGACCCACATACTTCAGTATTTAAAAAATTTACTGGTGTTATAGATGAAACAAGCAAATTAATACCTACACCTGTAAAACGTGCAGCAATTGTTGGTGGAGGTTTACTTCCCGGAGCACTAGGTACAGGTCTCTCTGCTGCTGAGGTTTACGAAAGAAATAAAGTATATCAAGAATCTGGCAATTTATTAGACGGTATCCAACTTGGTCTAGCTAACGCTTCATTATTTACTGGTTGGTCTGGTATAGGCGAAATAATAGCTACACCAGCTGATTTATTAAATCTTGGATTAGATCTTGGTAGGTTTCCTAAATCTCCTATTGATACTGCGTCTAGACAACGCTACAGGCACGGTAAACGATAACTTATACACATTCGTATATGAATGATACTTTAACCGCCTTACAGGGCGATTTCAAGCTGTTTCTGCAAGCTTTGTGGGACCAGCTTGATTTACCTTCTCCAACCAGAGCACAATATGCCATCGCAGACTACCTACAAAACGGACCCAAGAGACTCCAAATACAAGCTTTTCGAGGTGTTGGTAAATCTTGGATTACTGGTGCTTTTGTGCTATGGACCCTTTTTAAAGATCCGGAGAAAAAAATAATGATAATTTCTGCTTCTAAGGAAAGAGCAGACAACATGAGCATCTTTCT